TGACCGAGCGTCACGTGCCGCTTTCCAAGCGCCGACTGGCCGCGCACCGGCCGGCAGATCCGGGCCTAGGCGACCTCGTCGCCGGGGCGCTGAACGCGGTCGGCGTCAGGAAGCACCCTGGCTGCGGCTGCCACCAGAAGCAGGCGGCGATGAACCGCGCGACGCCTTCTTGGCTGCGGCGGCTGCTTGGGCGGCTCGCTCGGCCTTCACGGCCTCCCTCAGGCGCTCCTCGTCCCGCTTCCGCCACGCGGTCAGCATCCCCCGAGTGACCCCGTCGCGGACGATCAGGTAAAGCACCACGACGGCGATGAAGTAGAAGACGCACGCCTCGGCCAGGCTCTCGCCCCGGCCGGTGCCGAGCGGGTAATCAGGCTGCACTTGTCTGCTCTGCATGGACAATCCTCCGGAGAAATATGTAGCACCCCCGCGACATTAATGCTACAGTCTGATCACTCTTAGACGCGACCTTTTCGCGGGCGGCCGACCGGGCGGACGACGGACAGCGCCTTTACTTGGGCTCTGGTCCACAAGTAGTTACTCCCGATTCGGCGTTCCGCCTTGATTCCTTTCACCGACGCACGGTGAAGCAGCGTTCGCACGGCGATACCGAGCTCGCGAGCCGCCTCCGCCGTGCTCAACAGATCTGGCATAGTCGTAAATTAGCAAACTTCCTTGGTGGGCCGGAGTGGACAAATCAATTCGACTTTGGGAAAAGCGCATGGAAGCGCTGGACTACAGCCCGGTCCACAGGGCTAAGTCTGCGCAAACCGTGCGGGCGCTGTGGCTTGCGCACGGCGTCACCCAGCCCGCCGACATCACGGGGCCGATGGTCGAATCGTTCCTGGACAGCCAGCCCAGCGCCAAGACCGCCGCCAACAAGCGCAGCCACGTCGGGGCGTACCTCGATTGGTGTCTCGCCCACGGGCTGGTCCAGCTCAACGTCGCCAAGGCCGTGCGGTCGCGCCGGCCGCGCCCAGGGAAGGGGGCCGACGTGCTTCGCCCCGAGCAGCTCGCGGCCGTGCTGCGCCGGCTTGAGGTCCACGGGCGCCCGGATGGCCGCAGCACCGCGATCTACCGCTCGGCCGTGTACCGCTTCCTCTGGGCGACGATGCTCCGGGTGTCGGAAGCCTGGGCGCTGACCTGGCCCGACATCGATCAAGAGAACCGGGTTCTCCTGATGCCCATTGAGAAGGCCCGTCGAGCGGCGGTGCTGCCGCTGTCCGACGATGCCATGGCGGCGCTGGCCGTCGCCCGGACCTTCGGCGAGGGCGACAGGATCTTCCCCGTCCAGGTAAGCCACCACACGCTGCGGAAGGACTTCGAGGCCGCCGGCGTCGCTGGTCGCGGCGCTTTCCACCGGCTTCGCAAGGGCGGGATCACCGCCTGCGTCGAAGCAGGCGTCCCCCTGGCTGACCTGGCGAAGCTCTCACGCCATGCGAACGTAAGTGTGCTCGTCCAGAGCTACTACGTCCCGGCGGACCCGACGCTCCGCAAGGCGCAGGCTGCGCTGCGCCTCGGAGCTGCGTAAAAATATGTGAGGAAGGATCCTTCCATTTCCCGATGGAGTGCTATAACACGCACCATCGGGCGCCTGGAAGTGAATGGAGCCGAGGGGAGTCGAACCCCCGGCAGGCGCCCCCAAAGACAGGGGAGATTCGCATGCCACAGGTTACTGACCTCACGCTACAGCCGAGCGCGACGGGCGCGCTCACGCCCACGCAGCGGGCGACCGCGAACATGGAGCTGGTCCGGGTGCTCGCGCCCGTCGTGAAGAAGTCGCACGTCGTGAAGATCCAGGGGAAGGAGTACCTCCAGGTCGCCGGCTGCCAGGCCATCGGCTCGGGGCTCGGCTACACGACCGGCACGCTGTCGGTGCAGTTCATCGAGGAGCAGTGCGGGCTTCCGGCGCGTTGGGAAGCCACCGTCGGCGTCTACGACTGCATGACGGGCATGATGGTCGCGAAGGGCACGTCGGCCGTCTTCCTGGACGAGCCGCGCTGGCGCAAGGCGGACCATTTCGCCTGCATGGGAATGGCACAAACCCGCGCCACCGGGCGCGCGCTGAAGGGCGTGATGGGCTGGGCGTTCTCGCTCATCGGCGTCGAGGGGTCGTTCGCCGAGGAGATGCCTGTGGACGGGCCTACGACGGCGCAGGAGGCGCCCGCGCCCGCGAAGGCGCTGCCAGCACCCTCCAAGGCGTCGAAGCCCGCAGGAGGCAAGCAGGCGTCCGCGCCGGCCTTTCAGGAGCTTCGCGGCGTTTGTGCAGGAGTGCAACCAAAGACCAGCAAGTCCGGCAAGGAGTACTGGCGAGTCGGCATCGAGGCCGGCGAAGGCGTCGAGTGGTTCACCTCGTTCGAGCCCGTGAAGTTCGACGCGGGCGCGAAGATCGTGCTCCAGCTCAAGCCCTACGGCGACGGCATGGTGGTGCACGACGGCTGGGTCGATCCGGCGGGAGAGGAGGTGCCGTTCTGATGCCGAAGACGCATCCCAGTGAGGTCTTCCGCCTCGCCCCGTGCCTGACCTCGGACGAGCTGCTGGTGCTCCTCGCCCTGGCCGACTACGGGGAGCGGATCTTCCCGTCCCAGGCGGCGCTGGCGGCCAAGACCAGGCTCCACCGGAGCACGGTCAACAAGGCGCTCCAGTCGCTCCGGAAGAAGGAGGTGGTGCGCGCCAAGGGGTTCGGGAAGGCGCTCACCTACATGCTCGACCTGTCGCCCGCAGCGACAGGTACGTGTCGCTCTGAGCGACAGGTGGTGTCGCTGGCAGCGACAGGTGGTGTCGCTCCCAGCGACAGGGATCCTAACTATAGAACTAACCACCAACCTAACCAAGGCGCGGCTGACGCCGCAGCGGGGGGGAGGCAGGATTTCGATGAGCTGGTCGGAAGGATCCGAGCCCGCGACCCTCGGGCGGACATCGACGCCCAGCGCCGGGTCTGCTCCAGGGTGATGGAGCAGCACGGCCTCGCCAGGGAGGACATCCCGCCGGCGTGGCGTCTGCTGTGCCTGAACTGGGCGCGTACCGGCAACGCGCCGTACGACACGCTCCAGCGCATCGTGAACAGCCTCGAAGGCGCCCGTGACGTTCGGGCGGTGGTGCTGCACAAGATCAGGGGGGTGGCGGCATGAGCGACGAACGATGCAACGCGGACCTTGGCCCGCTCACGGCGAAGGTGCTTGAGCAGCAGCGCGAGATCGCCCGCCTCACCGCCGAGCGCGACGAGGCGAGGGCGCAGCAGGAGAAGTTCTCGGATGACGCCCTGCGCCTCCTCATCGAGCGGAACAGGGCATTGGACGAGCGCGACGAGGCCCGTCGCGAGGTCTGCGGCTGGGCAGGGCAGGCACGAAACCTCGACCCCAACGTGATCGCCATGAAGCGGGGGTGGAACGTGAAGGTCAAGCACGAACCCGATGCCAGGCACGACCGGCCCGAGGAGGTCGTGATCGTCAAGGTCGGCAGGCACAAGCTGCGGGAGCTCAAGCCATGAACAGCCGAGCAAAGGGATCGCGAGGCGAGCTGGAAGCTGCACGGGTACTGACCGAGTGCACGGGCGTCGAGTGGCGTCGCACGGCCCAGCGCTGGGGCAAGGCCAAGGCAGACCTAGAGCCTGTCCAGGGCGATTCTGCCCTGCACGTCGAGGTCAAGGTGCGTCGCCACCGGCTCACGCACTGGCAGCGCAGGGCAGAGAAGCAGGTGCTGAGCATCACCAACGACGGGATGCTCTTCTGCCTGCTTTCGAACCTGCACCGCGTGAGGGAGCAAACCGTGCTCCCAGAGCGTGCGCCTCAGTGCAAGGCCGTCGAGGGGTTCATGGAACAGGCCATCCGCGACGCTGACGAGGGCAAGATCCCGGTGGTGGTCTGCAGGCAGGACCATGGGCCATGGCTCATCGCGTGGCGCAACCAGGACGATGACCGCTTCTGCGAGGCCATGCGTGGCGCTGCGTAGGTGGCGATTTAAGGGCAGCCTGGGCGAACCGTTCAGGCTGGAAGTGGCCAAGCCCGTGCGCAACTGGCGCAGGCAAAGGCACTATCGCCAGGTGAACCTGCAATGCGCCAACTGCGGCACCATCGCGCAGCTGGAGACGGACCACATCGTGCCATTGCATCGAGGTGGGAAGGACGAGTGGAACAACCTCCAAAGCCTGTGCAAGGACTGCCATGCAGCGAAGACAGCGCGCGAAGCAGGCGAAAGAGCAGGGTGAAGCATCTGCTTCACCGTGCGAGGAAATGGGCACCCCCCCTTCGGGGCCGAGCCCCCCTCGGTCCTCTGGGGACCGCGTTGGGGGAACCGCCAAAACCAGAGGGGCGCGCAAGCACCGCCCCAAGCCACCGTTATGCGCCCAGCAGGCGGACGCCTACGCGGAGGCCGTCCTGGACGGCTCCACGGCGGCCAACGCACGGGTCCGCGACGCCTGCCGCCGCTACCTTGAGGAGCGGTCGAAGCCGGCGGCGCACTCGGTCTGGTGGGACGAGCAGCGGGCCGAGGACGCGCGCGCCTTCGCGCTGAAGTGCGGGCAGGGCGCCGAGGCCGGGGCGGGGCAGCCGCTGGTCTGGATGCCCTGGCAGTGCATGGTCGCCATGGTCCTCCTCGCCAGGCGGCGGGTGATCGACGGTAGGCGCTCGGACACGCCCGCCACGAAGGCGCTGCTGCTGGCGGTCGCCCGCGGCAACGGCAAGACCGAGTTCGCGGCGAGCCTGCTGATGGCGGCGATGCGCGACCCGGAGACTCGGCTGGAGTTCTGCTCGGTGGCCCCGGACGGCCGGCTCGCGCAGAAGACCTTCGAGCGGATGCAGACCATGTCGAGCAACCTTGGCGGGGACGAGTGGAAGGTGCGCGGTGGAACCGACCCGTCCCATCCCGGCCGCGTAGTGCATGGCGGCAACCGCTACCTGTCGCTCCCATGCACGGACAAGGCGCTCGACGGCCTGACCACGCGCATGGTCATTGCCGACGAGGTCGCCCGCATGGACAAGGCGTTCGGCCGGCTCCTGACGGGCCTCGCCAAGTTCGCCACCAGCCAGCTCCTCGCCATCACGACCCCCGACCCGGAGCAGAAGACCCGCCCGATCTGGGGCTACTGGGACCAGCTGGAGCGCTCCATCGCGGACGGCAGCCCATACCCGGCCGGCTGGTGGCCGATGCTCTACGGGCTCGAGCAGGATGACCAGGCAGCCGACCCAACGACGTGGGGCAAGGCGCACCCAGGGCTCGGCACCATCATCGACCCGACGCAGCTGGAGCTCTCGGCGCGGACCATGCTCCAGTCGGGCGACCCCGAGCAGATCGCGGAGTTCGAGACGCAGCTTGCGTGTCGCTACCACGAAATCGCGACCACGGACGTGGACCTGTCGGTGCTGGAGCGGCAGATGCAGCCCTGCGACTGGTCCCGGCTCCAGGGCGCGCCGGCCGTCATCGGCCTGGACCTGTCCCGAGGCGGCTACGGACCCCAGCTGGACCTCACCACCATGTGCCTGATGGTCGTGGACGGGCCCCAACTGCGCGCCCGGAACGTCTCCTGGTGGGCCGGGCTCGACATGGCCCTGGACGAGAAGCGGTGCCGCAACCCCCTCGGGCAGTGGTGCGAGCAGGGGTTCCTGCGCCGGATGCCCGGCGAGTACCACGACATGACCATCGTGGAGGCCGAGATCGAGGCGCTGATGGCCCGCTACGACATCCGCAAGATCGGCGTGGACCCGCACCCAAGCCAGGCGCGGGATGTCAAGCGCTGGCAGGATCGAGGCTGGCCCATCGTGCCCATCGACCAGTCGATCCGAACCATGGCCCCGGCGTGGAAGCTGTGGGGCGACCTCCTGAAGAGCCGCCAGCTCTGCTACGAGGACGATCCGGTCCTTCGGGCGGCGCTGAACGCCGTGCGGCTGGTCAAGGACAACGTCGGCAACATCCGCCCGGTGAAGGGGCGCAGCTCTGGCAACACCGACGCCGTGGTCGCCGGCAACATGGCCGCGATCCTGATGGAGCACC